TTAGTAAGTGGTCCAAGCGGGCAGAGTGCCCGACTGAAGGCTCATATTAGCCGTATAGTTCAACGCACCCGAGGCGTCCCGGGAGTAATTAAACGACTCCACAACCATCTCGGCCTCAAGTTTTGGATAGCCACTAGTCGAGCCGATAGGGCCCCAAGTGACGGTCCTCGTTCCGCTGAGTACCTTGAACACGTCGTGCGACATATTGCTCGCAAAATTCGCCGTACCGTTTAGGGTCATCGTGAGATCCGCAAGTAATGGGATCCGCTCCTCTGCGCTCTTGTCGATACCTGTCACGACCGCGAGATCCTGACCCTGATCATTAGTGAGCGAATTCACATCGCCGCTAATGTTCCGGGCCGTCCCGCCTGAATCGTCGACGCTTATAATCGAGCCAATCCCTGATGTTTTCGCCATATTCCTATTCTCCTATTCTCGGGATTTTTCCCGTTATAACCTTGCTACCGTTAACACGAAGGAACACACTGTGAAAACCCCCGTCGTTGTCACTCTTAAATATCTGTCAACCGTCGTCGCGCCGGTGTCCCTCACGATCTCACTCGTGCGATCTGTTGCCGCTGTAAAAGTCAGCAAATCTGCCCAGACTGTATCGTCGGGCGAGTCCTGCACCTTTACCGTCGCGCTCGTACCCGTGAGGGTCTCCACTTGAAGGACTGCAACCGCCCCGGCGGTCGTACTGCTCCCGTTATCAACCGAGGCCGAATTCGTCGCGCTCGTATCTGTTTGTTTTGGGCCGTCGGTGAGCAATACGCCCCAACTGAGCCCGTACCCGTCGGCTGCCTCATAGCTGACCGAGGTCGCCACTGCGTTACCCGGGGCGCGGTCGATCGTATAGGTCGCCTGTTTTGCTGCGAATCCGCACGCGGGATCGCCCCGGTCGGTCCCCATTGAGATCACCACGTTTTGATCGGTGGTCGGTAGTGCGCCGCTGTTGCTTGAATAAAGCGCATGACTGCGCCCGGCTGCATTGTCAAAAAATCCATTAACCGAGATACTCGCGTCGCCGACTCCCGGGATCCTCGCCCTCGCCGAGTTTGCTAACGCGGTAACGTCGAGCAACTCCTGAGAACTGCCGACCCCTGCGAGTGCGCTCACGTCGGTATTGAGATCGTATCCCGAGGCGTATAACCTCACGCCGATCCCTGATTGCTTAGCCATTGTTGATCTCCCCTTGGTCGTCTACTTCTGCGATCTTTCCGCCCTTGATCAGTTGCTTAATAGTTGAAGCCTTGACCTCCTTCGGAAAATCAAAATTTTTCCCGGGTTCGTAATACTCGTCGACGTAAGTAATCCCGACGATCGCCCGGTATTTACCGACGTCGAGAAACGTCCCATCGTCTTTTCTTTTTTTCGGACTCATGGCGTGATCGTTTCCTCTCCGTATATATCCACAAATAGCGGGATCGTGAGTACCCGGAACGGGGTCCCGCCTATTACTTCGATCGCTACTGACGCAGTCCCGGGGGTCGAGTTCTGAGCGTTACCACTGAGCAACGTATCTCCCCTTAGTGCTGTTTTTATGCTCACGATCGCGTCATAGATCTCTAGTTCTATCGACTCCCTCACCGTCGGACTGAGTTGCTGCCGGAAATATGTTTGGATCGTCAGTTCTAGCGTCGTGCTCGCGTCCGCTAGCGTTGTGAAGTCCTCCGCCTGTGATGTAATCCAAAAGGCCGCTACGGGCGTTGTGGGGATACTGAGGGGCTCCCCCTGATACACCGCGGCAAGTGTGGGCGACGTGATTCCGCTCAACAGAGAATCGACGGTATTAAGTACACCGGCCCGGGTCATCGTCTGAACCCCGATAGAGCTTTGACACTGGTCCCGTTAAACTGCCCGGCCATCACGTTCTCGATTATCTCCGGGGCTTTTTGTTCTAGTTCTTCCTTGGCGAATCTGTACATTCCATACCGTCGCTCAATTTTCTCGGAATAGTTGACGGCCTGAGACTTGTCCCGGCCGCCTGATTCGATCGTGACTTTGTTCCCGGTAACCCGGTAACTCACCGAGCGCCTGAGCGTTCCAGTGCGGAATCCGTGGCCCGGGTAATACTGATCGNCGACTAACTTCTGCCCGACCATGCCGAGATCCTTCAGGGCTCGCGCCGACGCCTTGCCGACAACGCCCCGGGCAAACATCGGCCCGGATAGTTTCCAGTCGAATTTAGCGGACATCAAAACACCGCCCCGGCTGTCTGACTGTGCGACTTGTAGCCGCTCAGGTTCACGAGCGCGTTATGGATATCAGTCTCGGACGCATTAACTAAACGATCGTTGAATCCAATATCGCGATCCCTATAGATGAAATGCCCGAGGTCTAAACACGTTTGGATCACGTCCTCCGGGTATTCGACCGCACTCACAGCGTCGCCGCTTGTGTGAGTCGCCGCAGTCGTGCCGTGAACTCCCCGGATAACTGTCGCGTCGAGGCTGCTAATGCTTTCGACATACATCTGCTCAGTACCAATTACGATCGTCGAACCTTCGGATACGTCATCGACTGACGTCAGGGCGACGGTCGTCGCGGTGGTGCTGGTAATGTTCGCGGTGATCGTAGTGGCCGACCGGGTGACGTCCTGCCACCCCCACGAGGCGGCGATCGCGAGTGTTTGCTGTCCTGAGTAAAACCCTTTTGATGAATCTATATTTAATTTAATTGCATACGTCGGATCGCTCGAATATGGCAGGGTCCAATAATCGGCGTTATATCCCGGGGTGAGGGTTTCACTCGACGATCGATCGGTGAGTTTGTACGAGGTGACCGAGGTTATCGAGTTACACCATGAGCCGAGCGGGATCAGGTTCACCTGTTTATCCTGTGGCGCTAGTGAGTTCTTAACCGGCACACTGTACCGGGGATCATCGAGTAGCGCCCCGGTCCCGATGTCATAATATCGAGTCTGCAAATATGGGCCCCACGTCGTGAGTTGGCCGCCTCCGATATAGTTATCCATTCGCCGACTTGCCGCCTGTAAAATCCGGCGCAGGGTGACCGTGTCAGAAGTCCAGTTACTAGAGTACTGAGTCCCGGCGAGATAATCCCGGAACTGGTTCAAGTTGGCATATGTGTGATAGATCGTTGGCATGGTTTATTTATTTTCGTTTGCTTTGCTCGCGTCTTTCTTTGCTTTTGTGGTTTTGGTTTTCTCGAACGCGGTCGGATGTTCGGCGAGTAGTTCGTCGCTGATTTCGTACGTCTGACCCCCCTCAAATACACGATGCCCAATGATGGCGATCGAGGTTAGACACTTAACTTTCGGCATGTATTCACTCCCTTAGTGTGTACCCGGGGCGCTGCGTAGAGCCGCCCCGGGACTGTTGCGATCACTCCCCAGAATGATCACTCAATGACCTAGGCCATCTTTAGAATTTTGAAGGCGGTCGGTAGGATGACCACTTCATCACTTCGCTCGCTGGCGATAAACGCTTGTTGGCCTAATTCGGCGTACCTCTCCACAAGCCGGCGTACTGAGCGCGATCCAGCTTTTCGAACGAGTCCGAATTGATTCCAGTCACCAAGGATCGCAACTTCGTTCCCAGTAGCTAGCGCGGTTGCTAGGTTCGTGGAGTTGTCGTTGTTGATCACATCTTTACCCATGAGCTGCGAGTATGGATCTTGAGCAAGATCCGCAATACCTCGCGCCCCTGCGGTGGTGACGCCTATCCCTGCGATGAAGCTAGAGATCGCCGAGGGCATAACCCATCGACAGTTATCGCCCCGGTGTTGTGCCGGAACGTCTGCGTAGATATCTAAAATATCCTGAGCCACTAAAGCCGTCGCCGAAGCGGCGGTCGAGTCTGCGGCTGTCGACGCCAACACTGCGTTAGTGATCAGAACATCGATGTTCTGAGCGAACGCAGTATCGAACAACTCCGACAAAAGCTGCGGCACATTAGAGGCGGAATCTGCGAGCAGTTCCTCAGTTACCCGGCTGGATACCGTGTACTTTGCAAGAGTGAACGCGATCCCGGTAAACGTCGGTGTATCGTCGCTGTAAGTCGCCGATTCTGCGGTCACAGCAACGGCCACTCCGCCCACTGTTGGCAGTGTGCCGGTCTCAGTGCTGACGGTGTACGGTCGACAACGAGGCGCGATCTGGTTGCCGAAGGCTCCAGAGTTGACCACCGTATCTCCAGACGTGAACGCCGGAACGGTGAAGCCGCCATCGGCATTAGTCGATTCGTTCAAAATCTTGATTTCGGAAATTTTTGCGTTTTTCTCAAATTCCGAATCAGTCCGGGCCCTCATCCAAGACTCAAAAGCCTTTGAGTAAAGTTGTGCTTCTGCTTTTTGGTTGTCGCCCATGTGCTTTTGGATCCATGGGGTCTGCGCTGCTGCGGGTATTCCCTTAATCCATCCGGACGGCTGGAAGTCGTTCGAGATCTTCGCGTTGCCGACGTGGCCGCCTAGTCGCGGAACGTTCTCAGCAAATGACTCTTGATCTTCTACTGAGACCGGGAGTTCGTTCACTGGTGCATTGATCCGACCTTTTAACTCGTCGAAACTTCGGATCGCTTTTGTTGCGGCTTCCGCTTCATCCATTAGGCCCGAGGCCTTGTTCATAAGTTCGGTAGCTTCATCGTTCTTGCCNTCGGCGATAAGTGCCTCGGCGTCCTGATGGAGCCCGGTCGCGTATGCGACCTTTTCGGTGCTATTCATTTATCAAATCCTTTTCTATTTCATAGCGTTGCTGTTGCAATCGGAACCCAAGCAAGCGCGATCGAAATTCGACGGCGGCGGCTACCTCTGCCCGTTGCTGATCCGTGACCGGCGTCCAAGCATCAGAGATGATCGGTTGTTCGTCAGTGGCGGCGGCGCTAGGCTGCTCCGTTACTTCTGTTATTGGTTCGGCCTTAGCCGAGATCGTGGCGGTCTCTGGTGACGCGCCCCGGATAACTGAGGACACCTCGACCCAGTCGAGATCTTTGATCACCCGGTAGGTGTTGCCCTCTTGTTCTTCATACTCAACCCCGCCCGCCGGGATGTTGAACCCGACCGACCACTCTTTAATAAATCCCCCGGCGACGTTGCTAAACGTCTCGCGCCCGAGTTGGGTGTCTAGATTAAATTGGATCTTGGTGTAGAGTTTCGCCTCGTCCCCAAAGTTGATCGCGTTAGCGTCGATCACTTTCCCGACTACTTTCGCCGGGTCGTGACCAAGTAGGACGGTCGGCATATCTGCGGCGATCGATGAATCGAACGCACTCGGCAGGATGATATCGCCGTCAGCGTCGGGGCGGCCCATTGTATTAGTAAAGGCCTCCACAACTCCCGCCGACTCGTCGACTACTTTCAGATTTTGGATCTCGCTTGTTTTATATTCTGGCACTGATCGCCTCCTTCACTTCTTGGATTGGTTGACCGAGCGACTGCTCGGGTTGATATGTTGATGGGAGCGGAGTCCAGCACAGTGTCCCGTTAGGATGGTCGACAATGTCGAGCGCGTCCTCTGCTCGGTACACTTGGAGATGACGCTCGGCGCACGTCCGACCATAGGGATCATTGTTGTCGGTAAATGTGTCGTTAGCGTCACCGTCCGGGTCGAAAGCTTCCATATAATTCGATCCCTGTTCAGTCGCCCACACGACCGAGCTCAAGTTCTGAGCGCGTGCGGTTTCAGTTCGGGCAATCGTGAGGGCTCGGTTTTTGTAGGTCTCCATNACGACATTNCGGATCCCGGCCATTTCCCCGGGTACACCGTCGGCCACTTGGGCCACTGAGTACCCGTTAGCTAATCCATGCTCGACGACTTTATTGATCGCCTTTTGCGTGGTGTTGTGGATCTCTATCGCCGAGACTTGCGCCCGGCCTAGTATGTTCTGGATATATGTCTGTTTTTCATCGAAGCCCAAGATCCCAAGACCGGCCCCGTCGTCCATAATGTCGAACGTCTCCCGGGCGATCTTCGCGTAGGCGGCGCGAAGTATCCCGGCCAAGTCGTCCCGGGCTTCCGGTGGGAGTAAGTTCGCCGCATTGAACGGGTAATTTTTAGCCTCGTCGATCCCGCTTTGCATATATCGACCGAGTACACCATCAACCCGGTTTTTCAGACTTCTATAATATTTCTCAAGTCTTGGGGTGAGGTCGTCGACTTGCGTAATACGCGCCGCGATCAAGTCTTGATTTAGTTTTCTCTTGGATGGTTGCCCCGGGAGTGGGTCATATACCGAATCCGGATCGAGTTGCGATTCGAGTTTTTTAGTTTCTCCGGGTGCGAGGGCTAGCGTGGGACTATCTGCGGGGGGGCTCAAGAACGTCGGGACGACTAAATCAGTCGGTAACTCCGACACGCTCATCGGTAGGCGCCGGAGATCGCCGCCCGCCAAGCTGTCCAGAGACAGCCCGGCTCTCGCTTCATTTAAGGAAATAAGTCCCGCATTCCATTGAGAGATCAGGCGGTCCGATAGTTTGCTCTGATCTTCCATGAGTGCGGCGACCCGGGTAAAGTCTGCGTCCACGTATCCGGCGTTCGGGAATTCATACCCTAGGCACTTATTTAGAAAGCGGACGATCCGCTCGCAGAGTGGGATCATCGTCTCGGTGAAAAAGGATTGTCGGGCCTCGCGATAATTGGAATATGTCGCCCGGTCTAGGCCGACCACTGAACCAATGATGATCGGCGGTACACCGAACGCCATACAGATCCGGGCCTCGGTTGTATCCCGGAGACTTGGAAAGGCGAGCTCCTCCATCGAAGATCCGATCTTCTCGTATGTCGCGTCTGAATCTAGGATCGCGAGCCGGTGCTGATTCGCACCGCCGAAGGTTGAGCGCCATCGGCTGCGGATGAGATTCGCCTGCTCCTCAGTTTGGATCCGGGAGTTGGACAGTTTAAGAATTCCGCCGACGACTCCCGAATTTTGAAAAG